ATTGTTTTCCTGTTTTTTCAGACATTAAAAAATCTTTTATATCAGTGTGTTGTTTAATAAAGTCTTCTGGTTTAATACCTTCTAGAAAGTATTTTTCAACTGCTTTTGGTATTATTTTTGGAGTTAAACCTTTACCTTGAATTACTTCAGTTATAAAACATCCTTTTTCTTTAATTTTACCATTTTCGAATACACCAAAATAATCATTAACTGCTAATTGATAGAATGCTTTAAATCTATCTTCTTCTAATACCAAGCCAGTTAATTGTTCCCATTCTTTACAAATTTTCATTGCTTCGGGATATACTGATTTAGGCATTTTAACAAATATACCATCGGTATTTAATTGAATTGGAGTTATTCCTAATGTCATTAATTTTTCAGTTAGCATCAATAGTAATAATTGACCATTAATTCTAATGCCCATTACTGCTTTTGGATCATAACACCAGCTATATTCATTTTGAAGATTACCTGATAATCCATTTAACGCTAATTTTAAAGTAGCATCTGTTACTTTATCTTTTGCATGTTTTGCTTTTATTCTTCTTTCTCGAATATCTGCATATACTTCTTTAAATTCTTTTCCCAAATGTCTAGGATAAAAATTAAAATTAAGTAACATACTTGGATATAGAGATGCAACATCAAGATCTACAAGAATTTCATCTTCATTAGGAATTATTATTTCAGATTCGTTAATAGTATGTATTCCTCCTACTCCTATAGATACGACTCTATCATTTAATAGTAATTTTTTCTCATATCCTTTTCTTCCAGGAGAAACTGTTAATGTTTTCATTTCATTAAGTAGATCTTGTAATATTTTAGTATCATACTTAATAAATGGTAAGATAATTTCATTTAGGTTTATTGTATCAGCTGGAGAACGTAAATCTTTTAATTCACTC